TAGAATATTTCTGACCTTGCTCACGAAGGTCTGCAGACAGGGCCTTATACTGTTTAGCCAAATCACTATAGTTCGATGATAAGGCCCCATCTAGTTTTGTAGTTACCCTACGGGCGAATTTAGCAGCGATTGTACCTGCTGCCCAAGATCCCGCAAAGTAGACATTATTATTGGACTGAGCTAATGCGAAAATGATCTCTTCGTTTTGGATCAACTGGTCGTTAGTATCTGTATCACCAATCAACAGGCGAACCACATTTACCCTACCAGAAGCACTTGTAGTTACAAGATCGGTTTCGTCATAAGTCCAAGCCATTAATCTGCCTCTAAGTCACCATGTCTTCCACGCCAAGAGCGAATGAAGCCAATTTGTTTATCTTTGATTTTAGATACACGACATTTCTTTCTGTCGTATTCAGCCTCATTAGAGGTCTTGGCTTTTACCTTTTCGTTGATTGTCTTAACAAGGATTGCAAGTTGCTCTGCATCCATATCAGTAAGACCGTCACCAACAGAAGGCTTTAGTGTAACCTCTAGCTCTTCATTATGATGAAGGTGAAGCTCATTGTACATACGTTCAATATTAGCCTTCGGGAGACCCCGCTCCTTCCAAGGAACGAGATCACCTTTAACATAACGCTTACCATTCATCAGCAATCCATTAGGATTACGCACGAAGACTGGCTTATCATATTGGAAAGGTGGTCGGGTCATCACCTAACTCCTTATGACAAGATGGTGTTGAAGAACACACCAAGGTCTGCACCTACAACCTTTTGGTCGTAAGCCATGTTAGCTTCAAGAAGCTCTGCAACACCTTCAACACGCAGGAAGTCACCTGTGTAAGAACGAATGTCGATACCGTAACCAGATGCGTTATCCAGTTCGTTCCATGTGAAGTTGTACCCTGCTGATGGAACCATCAAACCTGCTGATGGTGGGCAGTAGTACAGTGCAGCTTTCTTAGTCGCCACAAATGCAAGAGACTCAGTGAGACCCTCTGCTGCAGTGTTCTCAATCGCATCAATGATGTGATACTCAGCAATCTCAAAGATCTCAGCCAGTTTAGCTTGAGTGATGATTGCAGTGTTAGTCACAGTTGCACCACCGTTAAGACGTGCGAGAATGTCTGGATGGTTGATCAGTGTGTCGTGAACATCACGGGTAACAACCATTTTGTTTGGCTTAAAGCCACCAGAAGCAACCTGCATCGCACGACGAGCATTCGTCACGTCAACGATTGGAGTTGAGTTTGTGTAGTCATCCCACTGTGTGACTTCTGCTGCAGTGTCATTGTCAGCATTAGCAACACCAGTGTACTCAGTCGTCCAGATACCCGTTCCAAAGAACGTAGACATGAAACGCTTTTCACGGTCAATGAGGAGATTGTGTGTGAGCATTTCTGATGCACCGCGACGAATATCCAAAGCAGTGTCAGCGTTTGCCAGTGTCTCAAAGTCAAAGTCTGTAGACAAAGACCGCACGTCACAAGTGTACGTTGCGTTTGAGATTGACATACCAACGCGCTGTGAGCGAGTGCGTGGAGCGCGAGGCTGGACTTCATTGCGGAAGAAGTTCTCGCGGTCATAGATGTAATACTTGTTGGTCTTTTTATCAACAGGTACGTTTGGGAAAACCTTATCAGCGATAAAGTTGTCTTGTGATTGTAGGTACGCTACTGTCAGGTTTGTCAACGGCTGATCAATATGTACCTGTGAGGCGGTTAGCATAGGCATTGTTGTTATTCCTTCCTATTTACAGGTTACGCTAGGATGTTGCCGCCTTGGATAAGCTCCATAGCGATGACTTGACCGTCAACGCCAGCTTCCATTGCGTATCCCATAGAGACATCTCCTGATGCTGCTGTAATAGCGTCACCAGATGCGTCCGTTTGAAGTTGTGCACCAGCAGCAACAGTGCCGCCGCATGTGATGCGAGTTTGACCAGAAACAACAACAGTTGCCTCTCCACCTGATGCTGGGTCATTTTCTACAACGCCAAAGCAACGCTCTCCTGCAGAGTCAGCAAGATCAACTTGACCATCAGATTCTAGTGTTACGAATTTGAACTGAGAAGATGATAGATCTTCGCCAGCAATTAGTGAGCGTGTTTCACGAGATTGTGTTACAGCCATGATTACTCATCCTTTTCATAAGTTTTAGCGATAAGGGATTTACCCTCTGCTGTTTTAGAGATGGCATCAAAAGCAGCGTATTTGTTGACCTTATGCTCTTCGGCATAGGCGTCTACCATCTTGTCTAGTTTAGATTGTGGGTCAGTCATATCTGCATCTACAGACTTCTCACCAACCTCATCCATAGCAGCAGCAAAAGCGGCATCTGCGCCTTTGAGTGCTTCGAGGACTTTTGCATCACCCTTAACAACATCAAGAAGAGACATAGCTACTTCAACGTCAAAGTGTGGCAATTCTGCTTCGGCTCTTTTACGCAGTTCGATCATCTGCTTTTCAACCTTAGCTTCCTCAAGAGCTTTCAAGACAGGCTCTGGAATGTCAGCCTTTACGACCATCTCTCCATTAACCTCAATAGTCTCTACGACCTCTTCTTTTTTCTCAACGACTTCACCTAGCTGTTTGCGTAGGTTATCGTTTTCTTCTTTGAGTTCCATGAGTTCTGCTTCCAAGGATACTTCCTCGTCTGCCTTCTTCATGTCCTCGTCCATCATTTTCTTAGCTTCTGGAAAGGTATAGCCCTTGTCCATGTAGCCACGAAGTTTAGCCTTGAGGTCATCAGACATTTTGTCCATTTCCTCCATTTCGGCATCGCTCATTTTATATGCTTTTTCCATATTTTCCTCTTCGGAATCACGCTTGAAAAGTGCAACTTTGGCAGACGCATTTGCAGGACGGTCAACCAAAGATAGTTCGTCAAGCTCAAGTTGCTTAAGAAGATTCATCTTCAAGTTTCTCCTTGATTGCACGACCACCGATACTGAAGGCCGCAAGTTCACCAGATTTGACCTTATCCCAGACATCATCGTCGTAGACTTTGTAAGCCACAACCCATCCTTCACGGTCACTCTGTATGCCAAGGCTTTCACCAATTTCCTTAGTGATAGGCAGAGAGTGAATTACACGCCCTGTCATTTTACCTGTGTGCATTGTTTTACCGACACGAATATGTTCCATGAAATCATTCACGGCTTTAACAAGTGTGTCGGCTTCGATTACATCACCCTGACGGTCAACTATTCGTTCACCCTTCTCAGTGATAACGGAAGCCCATCCATAGACAATACGTTGCTCTTCGTCTGCCTTGAGGATCTTCCCTTCGATTTCTGTTTTAGTTAAGTCACTCACTGTGGCTCCTTTCTCCCACATACGGCAAGACCAATATCTCGCAGTTGTCTTATCAGTTGCAGTATCGCACGAATGACGGCTACGAAAGTTGGCTCTGGCTTTGGGATCATCACGGCGAATCTCCATATTAGGGTCACCAAAAGTTACTTTCTTGGTTTTGTCACCATCTTTAACATAAACCCCAAACTTCTTGCTTGACCCAGAAGGAAGCCTAAAGGGTTTGTTTAGAGGTTTGTCTGCTTTATTGATGGCTGCTTCGGTAGGCAGTGAATCCTCATCCCACACGTCATTCTTTCTTGTTGACAGGGGGTGTTTAGCAGGGAGTAAATCAGTATCGTGTTTACCACTACGGAAACGACCAGTGCGGATAGTACGTAAGAAGTTGTTGACACGCGCCATAGCCCATTGTTCTGGTGACTTTACATTTGGTCTAACAGAGGCAGGGTTTGTTCTGTATGCACCTACACCTCTGTTGTAGACCTGTTCGAGCATAGCCATAGTGACTTTACCTTTGTCGCCATGCTTCTCGTTATGCTCTCGCATTTTGTTTTGTAAACCTGCTTTTGGCATTAGTTCAACTCTTTCGTAATAAGTATTCCAATGTTTCCATCATTGGGGAAACTCTCTACTGTATTGTCAGCAGTGTAAGTTACTTCAAACTCTGCATAGTAGCTACCTGCAGTGTCTGTATCCCCACTTTGCCATGCGTACTGGACAACACCGTTTGTTGCAGGTGTTATAACTTGTGCAGCGGCATCAACCTTAACAGTACCTGCTAAGTCCTTCATATGAAACCTGACGGTGGTATTTGATAAATCTATTGCATTACCGCTTCCATCCTTAAGCGTGGCTCTTATAGAAGGAGCAGTGTCATTTTGTTTTAGGTAAAAGGGCATTATGCAGCCTCTAGTGTAACACTGTTAGAAGAAGGATTAAGGG